GGGTGATGCCGTTTGCTTTGCCCAGTTCAATGCACTTGAGCAGCCAGGCCATGTTCCGGCCCAGCTCCCGCATCACGGCGCAGCCCTCTTCATCCTCCAGCACCTGCTCGGGCTTGGAGCCGTGGACCATGGGCCAGTAGGAACCGCTGACCAACGGCATGTGGAAGAACTCGGGGTACTTCACCAGCTGGTCCAGCGTGGTGGTGGTGCCGGCGCGGCGGGCCGAAGCGCAGATGGCAGCGGGCTTGTAGGCCAGATACTTGCCGCCCGCGTAGGCCAGACGGTCCATGAAGCTGGTCATGTTGCCGGAGGCGGACGCGTAGTGGACAGGTGTGCCGAACACAAAGGCATCGGCAGTCTTGGCCTTTTCGATGGCCTCGTTGACCACGCCGCCGAACACGCAGCCCTTACCGGCGGCACAGCCGCCGCAGCCAATGCAGCCGCCCACCGGCTTTGTGCCGACGTTCAGGATCTCGGTCTCGATGCCGCTGGCGTTCAGCTCCCCGGCGATCAGGGACAGGGCGGTATAGGTGCAGCCCTTCTCGTGGGGGCTGCCGTTGATGAGCAGGACTTTCATAAGCAGATACTCTCCTTTTTTGGCAAAACGCGCCGCACATGGGGCGCTTTGCCCTGATTTTAGCACAATTGCACCCTGAGTGCAACGCGTGCCCTTGACAAAGAGTTGCGTTTTGACGATAATATGGAGATACGAAAACACGAAACAGCTGCTGGCCGGGCAGGGGGCCCGGACAGCGGGAGAAGGAGGCAGATACATGCGCGTTATTGCAGGAGAAGCACGGGGCCGCAGGCTGGAAGCCCTGCCCGGCACCGAGATCACCCGCCCGACAATGGATCAGGTCAAGGAGGCCATGTTCAGCATCGTCCAGTTCGATCTGCCCGGTGCCCGGGTGCTCGACCTCTACGCAGGCAGCGGCCAGCTGGGCATCGAGGCCCTGAGCCGGGGTGCGGCCCGGTGCGTGTTCCTGGACGAGAACCGGGAGGCCGTGAACATCGTGATGAAGAACTGCAAGAACTGCGGCGTGTTTGACCGCAGCCGGGTCAACATCGGCGAGGCGGCACGGTATCTCTCCGCCTGCCATGAGCAGTTCGACATCGTGCTGCTGGACCCGCCCTTCCACACCGGCACGCTGGAAAAGATCCTGCCCGGCGTGGACAAATGCCTGGCTCCGGGCGGCATCGTGATCTGCGAGAGTGAGACCGGCCTGGTGCTGCCTGCCGAGGTGGGCGGCATGACCCTGAAAAAACAGTATAAATACGGCAAAGTCCTGCTGTGGAAGTATGGTAAGCCCCGGCAGAGCGCCGGAGAGGGAGATGCGGAATGAACGTAAACGAGCTTTTGGATACCATTGAGGATACGCTGGAGGAGAGCGCCGGAATGCCCCTTTCGGGCGGCAAGCGCATCGTGGATGTGGAGCAGATCCGGGATTATCTGGACGAGATCCGCCAGAACCTGCCTGTGGAGCTGCGGCAGGCCCAGTCCATTGTCAGCGACCGTGCCCAGCTCATCGAATCGGCCAACGCACAGGCGCAGGCCATTGTAAAAAAGGCCGAGGAGCGCGCCCGTGTGCTGGTGAGCGAGGCCGAGATCGTCAAGGCGGCCCAGCAGCGCGCCGGAGAAATCGTCTCCGCCGCCCAGACTGAGGCCCGCACTGTCCGCCAGACCGTGACCGACTACTGTGATAATATGCTCAAGACCACGGAAGAGACGATGGCGGAAAACGCCGCACAGGTCAAAAATGTCCGTGCAAACCTGCGCCAGAGCCCCCGGAAACAGCTCTGATGCGGGAATGTGAAATTTCCCGGTGAGAGCTTCCGGCCCCTGCAAGCAAAAACGACGGCTTGCAGGGGCTTTTTTTGGTACATTTTGAGAGAAAAAACAAGCTGAATAGTTAAAATAAACTCGAAAGAAATCGACACGGTTTCTTCCGGGTTTATTTTTTTGCGCATTTTTAGGCAACAAGGGGGATGAGAGAGCTTTGGGCGGCAGACATTTGACGATTGAGGATCGTCGGAAGCTGGAAAAATATTACCTCGATAGGATCAGCGTGGAGAGTATCGCGGAAACTCTGAGGGTTCACCGCTCCACCATTTATAACGAACTTCGCCGCGGTGACACCGGGCGGGTGGACAAGAACGGGAACTGCGAGTACAGCGCAGAGCTGGCACAGAAAAGAATCTGCGATGCCCGCCGCAGCATCCATCATAAGAAGCAGGAGGACACCGCAAATGCCGATGTTTAAGACCTGCACGGCCTGTAAGGAAACATTCATTGCGGAGTCACCGTTCATCAAACTGTGTCCGATCTGCAATGCAAAGAGCCAGACCACCCCGGCGGAACGTGCGCAGCGCAAAACTCGCATTACCCCGGATCGGCTGATGCTGGATGTTCGACAGGCGGATGCAGCGGGTAAATCCTATGGCCGGTGGCGGTACGAAGAAACCGAACGCCGCCGCAAAGAGGAAGAAGAGGAACGTCGCAAGTTTGAGGAACGCCAGAAACGGCGTGAACAGATGAAAGCAGCAAAGGAGAACGAACATGGCGAAAGTGAAGCTTGACTACATGAGTCTGAGCATGAGGGTGGAGGGCAACGACGACATGGTGCGGGAGCTGTCCGGCAGATTCCTTGACATGGCGGACAAGTATAACGCACCCGGATTTTACTTCCCGGCTCTTCCTCCCGCTGTTTTCGAGGACGGTTGCCGTGACCCGGAAGAACTGAACACGGGAGATATGAAGCCGCTGACCACGCCGAAAGAAGTCGCACCCGGCGCAGACTGGGACGTGGTGGCAATCTATGACGATGCGGGCATTCCGTCCATCATGCACCGCTTCCGCCGCATGAGCAATAAAGAGCTGTTCGGTGGCAGCGACAAGCCGCACCCGGCGTTCATCATCGGCGGTGAGGTATACGACGAAATCTATATTTCCGTGTACCCCAATGTGATGATTAACGGCAAGCCGTACAGTCTGCCGTTCCAGAAACCGGCGGACAATATCACACTGGACGACTTCTCCAAAGCCTGTTTCAGCAAGGGCGAGGGCTGGCATCCTATGACGGCAGCAGAGTGGGGCTTCCTTGCAAACCTCAGCCTGAAACTGGGAACCCTGCCCCACGGGAACACCGACTACGGCGCATGGCATGGCGACCACAAAGAGCGCGGCCAGAAAGCACCGAACAGCAATCAAACGCTCACCGGAACCGGCCCGGAAACGTGGACGCACGATCACACCAAAACCGGTGTCCACGATCTGTGCGGCAATATCTGGGAGCTGCTGGCCGGTCTGCGGATCAAAAACGGTGTACTGATGGTCGCGGAGAACAACGATGCAGCACTCCCGGAAACTGACTTGACCAAGTGCGGCGACGACTGGAAGCTGCTGACGGACGATAAGGGCGCACCGGTGTATGTTTCCGCATCCGGCAGCGAGATCGTGTTTACCACTGACAACGATGAAGCGGGCGGCGTGGGAAGCTCTGAGTGGGGCAAGGTCAAGACGGAATGCAAGAGCGAAATGCTCAAAGAGTATGCGCTGTTCGCCGGGGAGAAAGAAGCCTACTGCTACATTGATGCAACTGAGGGCGAATACATTCCGTTCCGCGGCGGCCGCTGGAGCAGTGGCGAGGGTGCCGGTGTGTTCCGCTTGGCCCTCGGCAATCCGCGCTCTAATTCGTGGGCGAGCCACGGGGGCCGTTCCGCTTTCTTCAAGAAGAAGCAGAAAGCTGAACGCTGAAAAGCTGATGGGCTGCGCGGTAGCGCAGCCCAAAGCCGGGAGAGAAAATGCTGATCTATTTTGTAGAGTGCTTTATCATGGGGTTTGCGTTGGGCCTATCGTGGGCTTCGTTCGCCACTCCGGTTTACCTGATCTGCTGTTTTGCAGGGCGGGTATTTGATTGGAAAATTCCAACGGCATTGTGGCTCGTTGCATTTGCTGTTCAGAACTGGGACAACGCAAAGAGCTGGTTCAAATAAAAACGGTCTGGGCGTACCGAAACACGCCTGCCACATGACCGGGCACTTAGGGAGCGCACCGGTCAGCCGGTTTCCGCAAGACCGGCATCTTGCCTACCGGAGATGAAAAGAACACGGTAGGGCGACCCGCACGGGTATGGGGGCGGAAGCATTGCGCTGTACGACACCGCTCCTTTCTATGGCGCAGCCAGTGCAAGCGGGGAATTTACACCGCCCCGCCGCCCAGTGCTGACTCTGGGATGCGCCGCCACTTCCGAATATTCATCAAGAAAAGAAAGGACAAAGTTATGAACGACATGGAAAAGTGCTTTTACGAACCGGCTGAATTGTCGGTGGTGGACGAGGGAAAAGGACGCTCGCTGGTAAAGGCGAAAGGTAGTCCGTACAAGCTGGGCTTTCTGGTGGCGCAAGGTGCTGACGGCATTTTCAAAAGCCTTAACGACGCAGAAGCGGTAGATGCGATGGAGAGGGCAATCGTGGGCACCATTCGCATTATGGCGATGCGGCGTAAGGCGGAGTTCGAGAAAGGCACGGACGCATTCGATATGAACGGCGGTTTCAATGCCGTTCGGGACGAGGGTGCGCTGAAAGAAATCCTCAAGTCTATTTTTGGAAAGCAGTAAAGAACATGAAGATACATAACAGAAGCCCCACCATAAATGAAGTTCGCAAGAGCGAACAGTGCCGACACACGTTCAGAATCACGGTCGCGAAGTGTGCGCCGTGTGATGGGTACAACCTGAACTGTGAGCATTACGAGAAAACCAACAAGGGTGCTGCTGATACAAAACATCTTTCGAGGTAAACAAGCCGCCCTGCGCCGCGTCAGCGGGGCGGCTTTTATATGTGGTGCGGGGTGGCTGGATGCGCGACCGGCTACCGAAAGCGGGGTCGAACCCCGTCCGCACCTGCTTTACTTGAAATCATGGAAGCCGGACTGCACCGGCAGGCGCGAAGCGTCAAGCCATACCTGCATGACAACGACGGAGGTTGAAAGGTATGCCCGCTGCATGAGCGAAGAAATGCCTTGTCCGATCCACCCAAGCCAAAGGTGGTAGGTCTGGTTTGGTAGATCAGACCGCCCCGCCGCCCTGTCTTTCTTAGAGTTCAGCAGGGCGGCGGGTGTCTATTATGCGGATGCGCAATGGAGAAGAACGGCTTCCCTGTTACTCTGAGCCGAAAGGTCGGTTCGATCCCGACCGTCCGCACAAGAAAGAATGGAGAACGTCAATGGAAATCGAATGTTTGACACCGGAATTTCCGCAAGGAGCAAGGGTATATAGTTCGGATGGTATTGCTCCAACTCTCCTGAACAGCGCGTCGGCCATGCGGTCACAGTCGATTTTGATTC